TATCCTTACTATTTGGCAGATAAATGATAGTGAGACTTTGATTGGCGGGCCTGGTTTGGGGGGATTCCCGTACCCAGATGAAGACATATACAACAACTGGATTCAGTTCTCTTTGTCTGGTTCGTGCGATCCACCGCCTCCGCCAGTAGTGTATGGGTGTGTTGATCCAAATGCCTACAATTATGACGAGTTTGCTACTATTAGTGATGGAAGCTGCGTGTATGCTGGGTGCATTGATGAGGCAGCCGCTAACTACAACCCAGAGGCCACTATAGATGATCAAAGCTGCGTGTACCCAGGTTGTATAGATGAGAATGCCTACAACTATGACGATACCGCTAACGAGGATGATGGGAGTTGCGTGTATCAGGGATGCTTAGACTTTGATGCCCTGAATTACTGCGACGACTGCAGTGTAGAAGGGGAGTGCATTTATGGTCCTGAAGATCCTGATTGCAACGACCCATGCATCAAGGTACCTAACACTTTTACCCCAAACAATGATAACATCAACGACTACTGGAGGCCAATTACTCTTAGTGAGTGCTGGCTGGATTGGGAGTGCCGAGTGTACAACAGATGGGGTGGTTTGGTATGGTGGAGTGTAGAACCATCAGATATATGGTTGGGAAATAAACTTGACACCTACGTTCCTGATGGGGTGTATGTCTGGACCATCAAGGCAACTTCCCTCGAATCAAGGAAAGTTGTTGATATGGCTGGTCATGTGACCATATTTAGATAATAGTTGTTATATTTGTCACATGCGTCTTAAGAGAGACTACAAAGACGAGTACAAGAAGTTCCACTCTAGCCCATCGGCAAAGAAGGCTAGGGCAGGGAGGAACCTCAGAAGACGCCGCGCACTAAGAAGCGGTCAGGTCTCAAAGGGAGACGGGAAAGACGTCCATCACTATACAGTAGGGGGAAAAACATTTACAAGAATAGAGCCTGCCTCAGTAAATAGGGGCAGAAAGGAGAAGTCAAGGCTTAAGGGCAGCACTAGGAAATAAACTTATGCACCTGTAGCTCAGCTGGATAGAGCATCTGCCTTCTAAGCAGACGGTCACAGGTTCGAATCCTGTCAGGTGTACGAATTCAATTAAAATGGCAAAAGTCCAAGTAACAACCTACAAGGCGAAGCGCGTCAAGAGAAAGGGCGTGCACGCCAAAACCAAGTCATCAAAAAACAAGTCGTCCAAGAACTACAGGAAGCGTTATGCTAGTCAGGGTCGATGACTATGATGAGGACGTTGTTGCAATTTGCCCCAAGGGTACGCAAGGTGAGGTTATTTCAATCGGTGGGCTACTCATTGCACTTCCCGCTCAGCCTCCCCAAAAAGAAATTGCAGGACATGGACGTCCAAACCACCTGCAGCTGTGGGAGAGGGTTCCTATGCCAGAGGAGCTGTCTAGGATTAAGTCTATGGATGAGTGGGGGGAGATGCCAAGGGAGTTTAGACAGAGGTTTTCTCCGTATATCGAGGAGGAGTTTCGCCGTCGCCGTGAGGGCTTTTGGTTTTATAATAACGGTACACCTACGTATATTACGGGCAGGCATTACATGATGCTGCAGTGGACGAAAATGGATATAGGATATCCTTCGTACCTTGCATTTCAACGTGAGATATTTTTACACATGGCTGCGTGTGAGGCTGATTCACGTTGTATTGGCCAACTCTACACTAAGTGTCGCCGTTCTGGATACACTAATATCTGTTCTTCAGTCATCCTTGATGAAGCTACGCAGGTTAAGGATAAGTTGTTGGGAATACAGTCTAAGACAGGGAAAGACGCGCAGGAGAACATTTTTATGAAGAAGGTGGTGCAGATGTTTCGGCACTACCCGTTCTTCTTTAAACCAATTCAGGATGGCACCACTAACCCACGCATGGAGCTGGCTTTTCGCGAGCCGAGTAAGAGAATCACGAAGAAAAATAAGACTGCGCAGAAGGGCGAGGCTCTTAATACGGTCATAAACTGGAAGAACACAACAAACAATGCGTATGATGGGGAGAAGCTCCACATACTGTATTTAGATGAGGCTGGAAAATGGGAAAAACCTACAGACATAAGAGACGCCTGGAGGATTCAACGGACCTGTTTGATCGTAGGGCGAAAGGTCGTCGGAAAGGCACTGGTAGGAAGCACAGTAAATCCGATGGACAAAGGTGGAAGGGAGTACAAGGAGCTATGGAGGGACTCGAATCCATCGGAGAGGAACGCGAACGGTAGAACAGTTTCAGGCCTATACCGCCTATTTATTCCAGCACATAAGTCCCTAGAGGGATTTTTTGACGTGTTTGGAAATGCCGTGTCATACGACCCGCCAAGTGTTGTTGAGGGACTCGATGGTGAAGACATCACAATTGGCGCAAAGACTTATCTCAAGAATGAAAGAGAGAGCCTTAAGAACGACCCGTCGGAACTTAATGAGGTTACGAGGCAGTTCCCATTTACTGAGGACGAAGCTTTCAGAGACAGTATCGATGGCAGCATCTTTAATGTAGGAAAGATATACGAACAGATACAGTATAATGACGACCTATTCCCAAATCCCGTTGTAACTGGAAACTTTATATGGAAGGATGGGAAGCAGGATACAAGCGTAATTTTCTCTCCAGATCCCAAGGGCAGGTTTAGGGTGTCATGGATGCCGCCTGATGAGCTTAGGAACGTAAGCAAGACGGAGAGGGGAAAGAGAGTTGCACCAAATGCAGAGCTGGGGGTCGGAGGGGTTGACTCCTATGACCTTGATGCCACCGTCGACGGACGTGGGTCTAAGGGGGCGCTACACCTGTACAACAAGTTTCACATGGAGCATCCATCGAACATGTTTGTGCTGGAGTATGCATCCCGTCCGCCTCTAGCCAAAATATTCTATGAGGATGTGCTCATGGCCGCATACTTCTATGGGTACCCAATCTTAATTGAGAACAATAAGTACGGGATTGCAAGATACTTTGAATCAAGGGGTTACGATGGCTACCTAATGGATAGGCCAGCCCACCTGGGGTCAGGGACCGCCTCCATCAAAGTGAAGACAAAGGGCATCCCATCAAACTCACAGGACATCATTCAGGCTCACGCTCACGCTATCGAGGCCTACATACACGATCATGTTGGCATGAATAGGGATACGGGCGATTACGGCAACATGTATTTCAATAGAACGCTTGAGGACTGGATTGGTTTTCAGATAGACAACAGAACCAAATTTGACCTTACCATCTCATCTGGGCTGGCTCTTTTGGCAGCTCAAAAGGCAAGACAAAAAAAGGCATCTAACTTCTCTGAGTCTAAATTCTTTAGGCGTTATAAGCCCATAGGATGATTTGTTATATTTGCATCAATAATTAGGATAGATGTATAATAGCTCCAAGACCAGCAGGTCATTTCCTGATCCCTTAGCGCCAGCAGAGAAGAAGTCCTTGAAGAAGTATGGCCTTCAGTACGCTAGGGCTATTGAGGCACAGTGGAGGGGAGCTGGGGACAAGAATTCACTACAGAAGAAAAGGAGGAAAATATTCGAGCGCAACAGAAAGTATGCGCTTGGTATCCAAGACACTTCTATTTACAAAAGGCTTCTTAATACACTGGATCCAAACTCTGGTGACGGAAGCCTTATGAATTTGGACTATACCCCAGTCCCTATTCTCCCAAAGTTCGTTCGAATTGTAGTCAATAAGATTCTTTCCAAGAATCCATACCCAAACCTTGAGGCAGTAGACCCATTCTCTTCGTCTGAAAAGAACAATGAGAAGAGACGAATCAAAAACCAAGTTGAGCTCAGAGAGCAGTTGAAGCAGCTCAAAGAAGTTACTGGCGGTCTCGTTCTCGGTCAAGATCCAGATCAGCTTCCAGAGACTATGGAGGAGGCTGAAATCTACTTGGATAGCAACATAAAGACTGATGCAGAGATTTCTGCGCAGATAGCAACAAACCTAACCCTCTCGTGGAACAATTTCAACGACGGCATCTTTAGAAGATGCGTTAATGATCTCGTTGCTCTAGGGATGTCCGTCGTAAAGAGGTCGAACGATCCAAATCAGGGTATTCGCGTTGAGTATGTCGACCCTGAAAAATTTGTTCATAGCTACACCGAGGACCCATCATTCGATGATATGGTGTACGCTGGCCACATTAGAACCATTACCATTGGAGAGCTGAAGCGGTTGGCTGGGGATCAGTTGACCGAGGAGGATTACAAGAAAATTTCCCAAAAGGCAAAGGGTGGGTCTTCATACCCACAGGCTACACAGTACGACGATCTTGGCGATAGAACCATCTACGAGTACGATGAGTGGACACTAGACATTTTGGACTTTGAGTTCATTTCTGTCGACACCATGTACTTCGAGGAGAAAGAGAACAGGCACGGAAACACCAACTTCTTTTACGAAGGCTTCAGCTACAAGGAGAAAGAAAACACTGTTTTCGATAGGACTCCCCACAAGATGAGCATTGAGTGTGTTTATGGCGGAACATTTGTGATGGGTACTGACCACATCATCAATTACGGAAAGGCCACAAACATCCCCAAGAACATTCACGATATAAGCAGAGCCAAGCTCTCTTACTCGGTGGTGTCGACCAACATCAACAGAATGCTCCCCAAGTCTATGGTGGACAGCTGTGTTGGTTTTGCCGATATGCTCCAGCTCACACACCTTAAGATTCAGCAAGCTATCGCCAAGGCAAAGCCTGATGGCTTGATTATTGATATCGAGGGTCTGGAGAATGTTCAGCTTGGAAAAGGCGGTGAGCTTCAGCCACTGGATCTGCATGATATCTACGAGCAGACTGGTGTGTTCTACTACAGGAGCAAGAACCCAGACGGGGCTTTCCAAAACCCACCAGTTCGAGAGATTGGTAATGCCATTAGGAACATCAACGAGCTCATTGCCCTGTATAATCATTACCTGAGGCTCATCAGGGATACTACTGGTATCAATGAGGCTATGGACGCTTCGTCACCAAAGGGTGATGCCTTGGTTGGTGTTAGGGAGCAAGCCATCGCGGCTGGCAACAATGCCATCTACGACATCACCAATGCCTCAATGATTCTTTACAAGAAGGTGTGCAGCGATATCGTTAAGTGCCTTCAGATTATTCCAGAGGAGTCGGTCATTGCAAAGGCATACGAGAACGCTATTGGCAAGGAGAACATGAACGCTCTT